ACAAAAGATTATTCATGAGGTGCGAGCATGAGCGGATTAACAGCGGAACACCCAACATCTGCCACACCAAAAGCAGCGCCCATGAGTGAGGCCGCCCTGATTGCCCTGTGGTCTTGGGTCAATCATCACCCTAAAGCCACGTTTGCCGAATTCAAAGTCGCCTGTGTGCGGGCTGCGGAGAGGACAGAGCCATGATGCGGTCATTACCGACAATCCGCGTGCAAGTGCTGCATGGGCTGCATTGCGGACTATTGGGTACGCTGGTGCGCTGGGAGGTGATGCCGTCACCGGATGGCCGGCAACGATGCTGGGTGCTGATTGATGGCGACATAAACCCGTACTGCTACCCGCGAGATAGCCTCACGCTCGTCACGGTACCACACCAACAAGGGGCCGCCGCATGAGCCGCGATTACGCCATTGTAGCCCCGTCTATCTGGACCGGAGAGACCGGCCGATCCATGCGCGGCGATCCATCAGCCCAAATTACCGCGTTGTTTTTGGTGACCTGCCAGCACGCCAGCATGATCGGTATTTTCCACTGCCCGCCGATCTTCATCGCCTACGAGACCGGCCTAGCCCTAGAGTCGGTGCTACAGGCTATTCAGCGCCTCTCTACGCTAGGGTTTTGCGAGTATGACGCCAGTCGAGAGATTGTTTGGGTGCGCGAAATGGCGAAATACCAGATTGCGCCGCAACTGAAGCGCAATGACAATCGCGTAGCCGGCATTATCAAAGAATTTCGCAAGATTCCCGACTGCCAGATTAAACAATCCTTTTACGACAGATACAAAGACGCTTTTTTCCTGCCATCGTCGCCAGAAACTACAAGTCCCTTCGAAGCCCCTTGCAAGCCCCTCCGAAGCCAGGAACAGGATCAGGATCAGGAACAGGAACAGGATCAGGATCAGGAAAAAGACTATACATCCACTGTCGTGGATGTTGGCGGAATCGCCGCCGCGATTGCCGCACCCACCGCCGCCAACGTGGTTGCGATCAAAGCCAAAGCTCCACCATGCCCCTATGGCGCGATCCGTGACCTGTACCACGAAATCTTGCCGGAACTACGGGGTTGCCGGGATGTGACCGAGGCCCGGAAGGGCTATCTACGCCAGCGCTGGCACTCGTTGCCTGGCCCGGATTTGGCCAAATGGCGGGCCTATTTCGCCTACGTCCGGGAAAGCCAATTCCTGATGGGCCAGAAAGCCGGGACTGGGGGGCGGCCGCCCTTTGAGGCGGATTTTGAGTGGCTGATTAAGCCGAAAAATTTTACCGCCGTGTGTGAGGGGAAATACCACGAGGTGGTACGTCATGGCTGACCCACAACGGCACCTCACGCGAGAGGCCGAAGATGCCGTAATCGGCGGGCTATTGCTCGCGCCAGAACGCATTGCCGACGTGGCCAGCGTGGTCACAGCGGCGGATTTTGCCAACGCGCTGCACCGCCATGCGTTTGCAGCGATGGCCGCCATGGACGCGGCGCGCCAGAGCATCGACCTTTTCACGGTCGCCGAACACCTCGAAGCGCAAGGGACGCTGGGCGCAGAGGATTTAGCCACGCTGGGTTGCATGATGCGGGATACCCCATCGGCAGCCAACGTGGTGGCTTATGGGCGGGCTGTCCGCAACTACGCCAAACGCCGGGCCATCGTGGCCCTCGCCGTGCAAGCACAGCGCTGGGCGTTGGAAGAGGGCGACGCGGAAAAAACGCTGACAAAACTAAGGGATAGCCTAACTGCTCTCGATAGCGGCCAACAGGATGGCCCGGTGCTATTGCGGGATTTGTTGACCGAATCCGTGCGAGTGATCGACCGGCGGTTTGTTGGTTCGGCGGCCAAAGGGATGGCAACCGGACTGGCGGATTTGGACGTTCTGACCCTGGGATTGCACCCTGGAAAACTCTACGTCGTGGCCGGCCGGCCGGCGATGGGGAAATCCGTTTTGGGGCTGCAATGGGCACAACAGGCCGTCTGTGAGCAGCACAAAACGGCGCTGTTTTTCACCGCCGAAATGCCCAGCCTGGAGCAGGTCGAGCGGCTCTTGGCGTCTATGGGTCGGATTGCGCTCTCAACCATCCAATCCGGGCAGTTTGCCGATGAGGATTGGTGTCGGCTGACCAGCGCATTGGTGCAGCTGTCGGAGGCCAAGTTGTGGCTGGACGAAACGCCGGCCCCGCAGATGAGCGACATCCTGGCCAAGTCGAGGCGATTGCACCGCACCCAAGGTCCGTTGGGGCTGGTGGTGATTGACCACGCAGGGCTAGTCGAGGGGCGCGGTGAAAACCGGGAAAAGCAGCAAGCCGACGTAGGGCGGGCGTGCAAGGCGCTCGCCAAAGAGCTGGGCTGTCCCGTCGTAGCACTCGTGCAACTGAGCCGCAAGTGCGAAGAGCGTGGCGATAAGCGGCCGATTTTGTCGGATTTGCGGGATACCGGCGAATGGGAGCAGTCCGCCGATGTGGTCGCCATGATCTACCGGGATGAGGTGTACGACCCGCAAAGTCCCGACAAAGGCTGCGCTGAACTGTTGGTGCGCAAGCACCGAGGCGGGGCGTTGGGGATTATCCCGCTGGCCTTCCAGGGCGCCTATGCCCGCTATGAGTCGCTAGCCGGCGGATTGCCGTCCTGGAATCGCGCTGCCACACCCATTCGCCGTGAACGGGGGATATCGCTGTGACCCAAGCCACCCAACTGGCCCGGCGCATCTACGCCGATCTGTGCCAATCCCCAACCCGTAGCCTCACTACCGAGGCCGCGATGGAGCGCTACGACCTGTGGGGCGATGGCCTAGCGGCGGTCGTTGCGGCTAGCAATGGCTATCTGCGCATTCGTTCGCCGGGCTTGCTGGAGGCGGTGCCACAGGAGAGCCGGCGATGACGGCCGCGTTGCAAGAGCGCCGTTTGGAGTCGCGCTATCGGACTGCGCTGAAGGCTCGCGCCGACTGGCTGGAATCGCTGGAGCCTGGCGATGCGGCGCATCTGGTGGTCAGCCTGCCCGATGGGGATGTCACCTACGCGGCCACGGTCGGCAGCATCGACGTGGACAAAATCATGCTCGTGGTGGGCGCCTATCCCGGCGCGTTTGTGTGGCGCCAGCACGGCTGCTATCCGCCCTGGCATTGCTACATCCGACCCGTGGATGTCGATGCGGATGATTTCAACCCGCTGGCGATGATCGAGACCGACTGGAGCGCGGCATGACCTTCGCCACCCTCTTTACCACCCTCTTTACCACCGAACCCTACCGCTACACCGGACCGATGCGCGCTCTCACCGACGTTTCGCCGGTCTATTCGGTCTGACCGAACTGCAAGCGAGAACTGGCCCGCATCCACATCCAGGCCAGCGGCCATCAATTCCCGGTCGTCGCCGAGTGCCCAGAGCACGGCCGCGTCACGCCGATGCTGAGCAGTGTGGTCAATCGGTTTTATGCGGGAAATAGCCACCCTGTAGCAACGCTTGACACGAAAAAATGACAAGCTTATAACCATGTTAGGATCTAACCTGCATCGACATGACATGACAAACTCGCACGGGCCGGATGAGATAGCCATTATCAAGCAAGCGACTCGCAGCCGTTACAATGCGTCGCATCCGGCACCAGGCGAGTGTGACTGGTTGGCGCCTCGCCTCGCGTCACGTTCGTACCCCCACAGTCAGCATTTGTGGTGGCCGGCAGAGATGGGGATGAGGGTGTGTCGTTGCGGGATGCTGGTTCCGCGCGAATCGGCGGATTTGGTGGACGCCTCGGCACTGCCGAGGTGTGCGATGTGTGCGGCACTCGTGCAACTGGAGGCGGATCGTGGTGAGTCCTTGGCTCAAAAAGAAAAGCGTGCGGGTTATCGCCTGGCTAAAAAGGCAGCTTTGGCGACTGCCCGTCTTCGACCGGCGCCGCTGGCCGCGTGCCAATCCGGCCATCGATGAGGCGTATCGGCAGTGGAGGGCGAAACGATGGCTGTAGCGGAGTTTGACCGGTGTATCAGCCTCATCCTGGCGGAAGAGGGCGGCATGGCGAACCTACGCCGCGATCCTGGCGGGTTGACCAAGTACGGGATCAGCCAGCGGGCATATCCGCACCTGGATATCGCCTCGCTGACGCTGGAGGACGCTAAAGCGATCTATCGGCGGGATTACTGGCAGCCGATTCGAGGGGATGCGCTGCCCATCGGGTTGAACCTGCTGGTTTTGGATTGCGCGATTAACCAAGGCGTCGTCACGGCCGTCAAGCTGCTTCAGGAGGCTGCTAGATCGCCCGTAGATGGCTTTTTAGGCCCGCAAACGCTGGAGGCGACCCGTAGGGCCATGCCGGGCATCCTGGGCGAATTTTGCGCCCTACGCGCGTGGCGTTACGAGATCAACAAAAACGAGGACGTGTTCGGCAAAGGCTGGTTCCGCCGGCTGTTTCGCGGGTTTAACACCGCGCTGCTGTGGAGCAAGTCATGATCGAGCGTCGCCGTTGGTGGTGGGGATCACTCCTGCGCCCGCGTGATGCAAGAGAGCGCGAGTCCCGCACCCTGGCCTTTATCGGCATTGGCTGGGTGTTGGTAACGGCCAAGTTTGCGCTGGATAGTTTCGGCCCGCTGTTGGGCTATCTGCCAACTGACCCGATGGGCGCGACAGAGTACGCCGCTGTGGTGGCCGCGCTACTGACGGTTTGGCTAGGCCGGGAATGGATCGATGCCAAGCGCAATTGAGTTTTTCGGACCCGCGTCGGGAAGCACACCCGAAGCGGACCCTAATCGCAGCAACAATTGGAGCTTATTGCCGTGACTGATCATCAGATTAGCAGATTAGCACATTACCCAAATCACGCCGTCGCAAACTGGCTAATGTTGCCACTCGACAAGGCGTTGATATCGCACATTTGCGGTTGCTGGATATTGAGGCATTTCGCCCATGTATGGACGCGGTTCAGCGGTTTTCCACCTACGGCAAAGGATCATCGCTTGACGATACGCCCGTTGTGTCGAAAAAGGGGCAGCGGATCAATACCTACCTTGTGCACAACAAGCAGTTCAACGCAGCGTGCCAAATGGCGAGCGCCGATGACCCAAACACCACCTTTGCCCAGCGCTTAGCGAGGACAAACATGCTGTATCGGGTGGCGCAAATCTACCAAGATGGCATGGAAAATCACCTCGAACGCGAGGACATCAAGCGGCTGCGCAATACGGCCATTGCCGAAGAAGCTGCTCGATTCGGGCTGGGTAATCGTTCCAGCCAGCGCAAAGGGAGGAAAGCGGCGTGAACGAACTCATCCAAATCCCAACAATTGAGCAAATCAACCTTGAACATCGGTTGGCGAATAGTAAGGCCGCCGAAGCTGTTCAACACGCTGCTAATTGCGGACTGATGCTCTTACAGGTGAAGGCGAGCCTCAAACATGGCGAGTGGTTGCCGTGGCTGAAGCAGCAGCAAGACGCCGGTGCTATCGGGTTCTCTCACATGACGGCCACTAAGTACATGCGTTTAGCGTCAAATATAAACCGCGATTTATATTTAGAAGAATCCACCAGTATCCGCGCTGCCCTGGAATTGCTCTCCGATAAGCCGGAAGGGCCACAGCAAGAAGCCTTGCTTGATGTCGAAGCCGAGCGCGAAGCGAGAGAGAAAGCCGAACAGGAAGCGAAGGCCGAACGGGAAGCACGGGGAATTGCGGAGCGTCGCGCTGAAGAGTTCCGGCAAGAATCCAATGAAAGACGCAAGAAGATTCGGGAACTCGAAAGCCAGACAGGCGAACGCATCATCGAAAAGGAAGTGATCCCGCCGGACTACGAAGCAGCCAAACAGAAAGCCGCCGCGCTGGAAGGCGAACTCAAGGCGCTCAAGGCGGATCAGCAGAAAATCGTTGATAGCCAAGTTCAGGCCAAGCTTCGCGGTTATCAAAGCGAACTAGACGAATTGGAGCGGAAGAAAGCTCAGCTTGATGACATGGTGGCGCGCAAGCAAGCCTACATGGAGTCGCTGTCGAGTGACGTGAAGCGGATCGAAACCCATCGCAGCGTTATCGATGGCATTCGGCTGGAACTGATCGGACTAGCGGCCTTTTTGAGTGACATGGAGGACATGCGCGATCTGGATACCATCAGACGTTGGCAAGCGCTCAGTGGCATGTTGCAAGAGGCAAAAGCGGGGATTGACGCGCTGTTCCCGGCCAAGCCTCGACTGGAGGTGATCAACCATGTTTAACCCCCTCTGGACCGCTCTGGTTGGCCTGGTGGCCGCTGTTATCGCTGGCCTTGGTGTCTGGGTTGCCCGACTCCGGCATCAGGCGGAAAAAGAGGCGGCTGATCGTCTCCAGGCTGAGCATGATCAGATCGAGCGAGCCGGGCAGCGACAGGCAGAAGCCCGCCAGCGCTATGGCCAGCAACCGCCGGTTGATCCGGCGAAACGCTCGGACTTTGAGAGGCGCTGATGCTCACCCGCCGTGGCTGGATAGCGGTACTGCTCGCGTGGCTTATCATCGGTGCTATCAGCCTTGCGCTACTCGGTTGCGCCCATCGCATCGAGTACCGACCGATTCCAGCGTGGCTGATCCCACCGCCGCCCGTCCTGCCGACGGTCACGGCTGCCGAGTTGCAATGTCTGGCGCCAGAGGTTTATGTCCGGTTGGCCCAGCGGGACCGATTGCGGGCACAAGAGGCGGCGGAATGTCGGGCGCTTTTAGGAGATAGCGATGAGCACTGATGATCCGAATAGCGGCCGACGGCCAGCCCACTCGATGTCGCCACCCGATCCCGATACGGATCGGCGGGTGCCGACGAACACGCAATTGCTGGATGCCTTGTGGGAGGTTCGCCGCGATGTCGCAGTCCTCCAAACTCAGCAGAGTGCCTCAGAGCAGCGCGCCCGTGCGCACGATTGCGCTCTGAGCGCTGTCTCTGAAAATTTGGAGAAACATATGCTGAAAGAGGAACGAGATCGGGCGGAGTTATTTCGGCGGGTGACCTGGATTTTGGCCGGTGTCGTCCTGTCGAGCGGGGCATTGATTGTGGATTTGATCCTCAACTACCTAAAGGGCTGATGGCTGTGACGCGGTGTGTTCCGCCGGGGGGCCGTAATGGCTAAATCGAAATACTTTGAGATCATCCGGGGCGATACCATCCCGATTGCCCGGACGGTGAAATCGGGCGGCGTGGTCATTCCAGGCGGGATCGCGGGATGGATTGTGTTTGTGACCCTCAAAGATGATCTATCCGTTGCGGATAATGCCGCGCTCTTTACTCATGCCTATACGGTGCCTGCCGGAGCGGATGCGGATGCGAGCATTTTCCGATTCGAGATTCCGCAATCTAAAACCCTCAATCTCCCGCCGACCACCGAAACCCAACTGGCTAACCCGACGACACTCCCTTGGCTCGATGTCCAGGTAGTCCAGCCCCGCAATGCGCCGGATGAGCCGTTTGTCAGGACGGCTCGCTGCCAGGCGGTGATCTATGCCGATGCGACCCGCCGGGTGGTTGCGCCATGACTGACTTCAATCTGGATTCGCCGATTTTTGACACGCAGGGCGAACCCTTCGCGCTCGAAGTGGCCCTCGGTGGTGTCCCTGGCCATACCCCTGCGATAGGGTTTGGCACTGGCGCCGATGCAGATCGGATCACGGCAGATGGTGTGGTGATCGGACCGCATTTGACCGGACCGCCAGGACCGACCGGTGTGGGCGTGTCGGATCATGGCGCGCTGACAGGGTTGGGGGATGATGACCACCCGCAATATCACACCGATGCGCGTGGGGATGCGCGCTACGAGCCGAAATCCGCTGCGATCCAGACGCATCTAGCATCGACAGCCAATCCGCACAGCGTGACCGCTGCACAGACCGGGGCCTACACGAGCGCACAGACGGATGCGCTATTGGCCGGCAAAGCGGCCACCTCTCATGGCCACGCCGTGGGCGATGTTACCGGATTACAAGCCACGCTGGATGGCAAGTCCGCTACAGCCCACAGCCACACGTCCACCGCTATTAGCGATTTTGCAGAAGCGGTTGATGATCGGGTGGCGGCACTACTGACGGCTGGTGCCAACGTCACCCTGACCTATGACGATGCGGCTAACAAGCTGACTATTGCGGCCACAGGCGGGGGCGGTGGCGGCGGTAGTTCGCTCTCATTCCCCGACCTCATTTAGGAGCGCTCATGGCCTGGACTCACTATGCATCGACTGACGTTGGCGCGACCGCCCTATCGGGGACAGTCGATACGCTCAACGCCGTCCTCTACGCCTGCCTCGTGACGGGGTATGGGTCAAAAGCTGGGGCGGGGTGGTCATCACCCTATTACGACAGCACCAGCAAAACGCGCGTACTACAAAATGCGCAGGGGTTTTGTGCACAGATGATCGACAATGGACCGGGAGCAGGTGGCGCACGCGAGGCCCGCATTCGGGGCTATGAGTCGATGAGCGCCTATAACGTCGGTATCGGCCCCTTCCCAACGGTCGCACAGGCTGCCAATGGCCTGTTTATCCGCAAATCGGCGACCGCTGATGCAACAGCGCGCGCGTGGGATGTGTACGCCGACGCCGGGGCATTTTTGCTGCTAGTGGAAACCGGCGATGTGGCGTCAACGTGTTTTTGTGCGCTGTTTGGTCGGTTTGCGCCCGACAAACTCAATGATGCCTGGTGCCAAATGATTGTCGCTAGGGGGACGGAAAATAGCAGCAATACCAATTTTGAGGCCGTCGCTGACCGAGTTACCGCGCTGACGGCCGTCACGGCAGGGACGTATATCGTCCGCGATGTCAACGGATCACAGGGCATTGGATCAATAGCCGCCGGATTACGCAGCGATCCCGCGCTATCGGCGTTAGCCACGTTTTCCGGCGCGGCCGGAATGACCTATCCCGATCCAGCAACCGGCGGGCTGCGACTAGAGCGGGTCTATGCCCACGAGTCAGCTACCCCACGCGGTTACGTCAGAGGGTTGTGGCAGCCTATGCACGTCCGTCCGTTGGCACATCGCGCGACGGAAACCTATATGGATGGGTCTGTTACTCGCACGTTGAGGGCGTTTTATACGGGGGGCGCTGGCGAAATGCTAATCGAAGAATCCGATACGGTGGACCTATGACGACCGCCTCGCCCCGGATAAAAGCCGGGAAAATCTATAAATATCGTGAGTGGCCGGAGCAATACTGGAGCTACGGCGCGCAGGTTGGAGCGACCAAATGCCAGCGCTATATTGGCGCAAACGGCGGTGGGTTTGCCCGGCCCTATCCTGCTGGGGATGCGCCCATCAAACAGGATGGCTATTGGCGTTGGTATCACCCATGGGCCTATCGCCTTCGGGTGCTATTTAAGGCTAATACCGCAAAAACCCTGACGGTGGTCTGTCAGTACACCACGAACCTCGCGCCACGCCCCACGCTGCGGCTGCTGGCCAATCCCGCGATTGGCATTGCTGAGCAGGTGGCGGTGTCTCCCGCCGGAATCAACGTACCACAAACGCTCACTATTAACGCGACCGCAACCGCTAACGGTATTGCTTGGCTGCAACTGGAGTGGCTGGCGGTTCCGTCAGATCAAAACACCCAGGATTGGTGCGGGTGGCAAAGTATTTCTACGTCCTAGCGCAAATTTAATGGCTCGTCACGCCAAAACCGCCGTCGCCAGCGCACTGCACCGCCTCCAGTTTGATCCGGTGGCGGAAGCGGTGGACGTGGCGCGGGCGGCGCAATTGCCGGAGGCGGACCCTCGCCTGTTGGCGGTGCGAGCTAAAGTGGCATGTGATCTATTGCAGTACGTGCAGCCTAAATTACGCTCAGTCGAGGTATCGGGTAGAAACGGCGGACCGGTGCAATTGGAATTATTCGACTGGCGGGCGCTGGTGAAATCGCCGGGGACGCCATGAGCCAGTTACACACCGGTCAACAGGGCATTATCAGTCGCGCTAAGCGTTTTAATGCCGTCGCCTGTGGCCGGCGGTTTGGCAAGACCACGATGGGACTAGCGCTGGCCTGGTATGGCGCGCCGCACTGTCCAGGGGGTCTCGCTCAGGGCTATGACGTGGGCTGGTTTGCGCCAACCTATAAGCTGCTGGATGAGGCTTGGCGGGCAGCCAAGGCGGTGTTGCGCAATGCCATCCTCCGGGCAGATAGCCAACAGCATCGGCTCGAAGTGATGACCGGCGCGGCGTTGGATTTCTGGACGCTGGAAAAGCCCGATGGTGGCCGGGGGCGTCGTTATGGCTTGGCCCTGGTTGATGAGGCGGCCATGGCGCGACACCTGGAAGAGGCATGGACAGCGGCGATTCGCCCGACCCTGACCGATTACAAGGGTGGCGCCTGGTTTTTTTCCACGCCAAAAGGCCGGAATTTTTTCTGGAATCTGCACCAACAGGGCGAGAACCCGTTATGGGATGACTGGGCATCGCACCATGCGCCCACCACAGCCAATCCGCATATAGACCCGGCGGAAGTGGAGGCGGCTCGCCAATCGCTGCCAGAGCGCATCTTTCAACAGGAGTACATGGCGGTGTTTTTGGACGATGGCGGCGGGGTGTTTCGTGGGGTGCAGGCGGCTGTTAATGAGGATGTGCGGCTGCACACGTCCCACGAGTCCGGGTATGTCATTGGCATTGACTGGGGGCGGCATAACGATTTTACCGTCCTGATCGTGCTGGATGCCCGTACCGGTGCGGTGGTCTGGGTGGACCGATTTACCGATATCGACTGGGGCACCCAGTTTGCCCGCCTCAAAGCGCTGCATGAGCGGTTCCCGCGCGCGGCGATCCTGGCTGAATCTAACAGCATGGGTGGGCCGTTGGTCGAAGCGCTGCAACGCCAGCAGTTGCCGGTGACAGCGTTTGAGACGACCGCACCCAGTAAGCGCGCCATTATCGAGGCGCTGGCACTGGCGTTTGAGCGCGGCGCTCTGACCATCCCCAATGAGCCATGGCTGATTGATGAGCTACTGGCCTACGAGCAAGAGCGGTTACCGGGCGGATTGCTGCGCTACAACGCGCCGCCGGGTGGCCACGATGATGGCGTGATGGCGCTGGCCATCGCCTGGCACGCCGCCCACGACCGACCGGATGTAGGGCTGATTCAGACCGCAGGTCCGGCGGATTTTAACCTCTGGGCTGGGTTTGCAGCGGGTTCAGCGGCCGATTTAACCGCGAGGTGGTAGCGATGTTCGAGCGATTCAGACGGTGGATGCGCCCCACCACGGCGGATTTTGCGGCCAGTCCTCCAAAGGGCGAAGCGGCTGCCTCTGTAGATGGCCGCGACTTAACCCGTGGCTATATCCAGCCTAATCAGCGGGCGATCCCCGCTGATCGGGTGCTGAATCTCGAATCCTATCGTGGGTTGACCGGATACGATCTTTATCGGGATTTGCTGGCCGACTGGGAAGTCATGTCCAAGCTGCAACAGCGCCGGCTGGCGTTGGTGTCGGCAGAGACTGAAGTGATCGCGGGCGGCGATAAGCGGCTTGACAAAAAGGCGGCGGAGTTTGTCGAGGATCTGTTAGAGCACATCGGCTGGGATCGGATCACGGGCACGATGCACTACGGCATTTTCTACGGGTTTGCCGTGGCCGAATGCCTCTGGACGACAGACGGCGCCTATATCGTGCCGGACGCGATCAAGACGCGAGATCGCCGTCGGTTTTGCTTTGATGGGGCAGGGCGGTTGCGACTGCTGACCCAACAAAACCCATTGGATGGCGAGTTGTTGCCGGAGCGCAAGTTCTGGGCCTTCCAGACCGGCGCGGATCACGATGATGAGCCGTATGGCATCGGGTTGGCCCATTGGCTCTATTGGCCGGTCACGTTCAAGCGAGGCGGCATCAAGTTCTGGCTGGTTGCAGCGGAAAAGTTCGGCAGTCCCACCGCCGCCGCCAATTTTCCGCCGGGCACCTCCGAGGCGGATCAGGCAAAGCTGTTGAGTACCCTCCAGAGCATCCGCACCGATTCAGCCGTCATCTTCCCGCAAGGCATTGAAGCCGAATTGCTGGAAGCCAAGCGCGCCTCTGGGGTGGATTACGAGACGCTGTGCAGCGCGATGGATCAGGCCATCAACAAGATCATCCTCAGTCAGATGGCGCCTGCCGATTCGACGGCCAACAAGCTCAATGTCAGTTCAGACGAACCCCCGGCCTGGCAGCGACTGGTTAAAGCCGACGCCGATTTGATTTGCGAGAGCTTTAACCGCTCTGTGGTGCAATGGCTCATTGACTGGAATTTCCCCGGTGCGGCCTATCCCAAAGTGTGGCGCCGTACCGAACCGCCGGAGGATTTGGGCAAACGCAGTGAGATCGAGCGGCGCATTTTTGACATGGGCTACCGACCGACGCTCCAACAGATTGAGGATGAATACGACGGTGAATGGGAAGTGGTGCCGCAAGCCCAGCCACAGGCCCAGCCGCTAGACCCATCACAGCCGCAATCCGGTGAGTCGAGCGAGCAACCCCCCGCCGATGGCGAGGACGGCGCTGATTTTGCGGCCGCAACGGAAGACCCGTTGGCCGGACTACTGAGCGATGCCATGGCCAAAGCGGGAAGTCATCCCTTTGATCCGGCTACCCTTCGGGCCATCGTCAAGGCGGCAACGAGTCAGCAGGATTTGGAATCGCGCTTGCTCACCCTGTTTAACGATCCAGCCCACCAACGTGAGGTGTTTCGGAGCACCCTGGCGCTGGCAGAGTTCGCCGGGCAAGTGCTGGGCTATGTGAATGCGGAGGAGGAGGCCGCATGAGCGCGCCCCTACCGGCGGTGCCTGGCACGTTTGATGAGGCCATCGCCTGGGCTAAATCCCGTGGTGTGGTGCTGCCTGCCGAGTTTTATGGGGCGCTCCAGGAGGAGTCGCGCGGTAAAGCCTTTACCGTCTCCGGGCTGGCTGGCCTGACGCAGATTCAGCAAACCCTCGACAGCCTCAACACGGCGTTGCAGATGGGGGAGAGCTTCGAGTCTTGGCAGGAGCGGTTTGGCCCAGAGGTGGATTTGCCAGGGCCACACCTGGAGGTGGTCTTCCGAAACTTTATGCAAACGGCCTACAACGCGGGCCGATGGGCACAGTTTGAGCGCAACAAGGCGGCGCTGCCCTACGTGCAATTTGTGGCGATTGACGATGGTCGCACGACGCCAATATGTCGCAGCCTCAATCGGACGATTCGCCCGGTCGGTGATGCCTTCTGGCGCGGGCACAGCCCTCCATGCCACCATTCGTGCCGTAGTACCTTGCGTGCGGTATCCGCTGCACAAGCCCAGCGCTACGGCGGGATCACGCAGGAGGCGCCAACCGAGCCGGTGCCGGAGGGGTGGGGCCATAAACCCACCGGTCAGGATGCCGCAGCGGGTTTGGTGCAAGCCATTGCTAACAAATCCCATCAGTTGCCCCGCGCATGGCTGTCGGTGCTGGCGTCTTTTTTCGTCGGTGGCTGGTCGGCCATTGCGACGTGGATCGGGCGGGTGTTTTCGTGATCGCCGTCCTTGGCGTGGGGGGAGGGTTAGCGGATGTAGAGCGGCGCGTAGGACAGGTCGATTTTCGGCGGGTTCGCACCCGATTCGGCCACCGAGCCATCCGGGTTGTAAACGGTATAACACCAACCGATTGGCGTGCAGTTAAACGGTTTAGCGACTTGTGCGGGCGGCGGGTTGCGTGGGGCCAGCATAGCTGCTGCTGCACCGACGGCAACGCCCACCATCGCGGCGGCTGCTCTGCCACCACCACCACGGCCGCCGCGTCCTCTCGCTTCTGCGTCTGGCACAAGCCACAACACCGCCATCATCGTTGCAAAAATGAACAGCCACCGTTTCATTTTGAAACCTCCCCTCGTGGTTTCTGCCTAAAAAATGTTAATCCCAATCTCCAGCATAATCCGTGCCGTGCTGAGGTCAAGCCATGACCACCATCCGCGTTGAAGGCGACCGTGAGGCACAAGCACTGCTCGCTGAATTGGCGCGTCGCACGGGGGATATTCGCCCGGCCATGGATGGCATCGGGCAAATCCTGGTCTCCAACGTCCAGCAGCGATTCATCGACCAACGAGCGCCGGATGGGCAGCCATGGGCGCCGCTGTCTCCAGTCACCCTGAGCCGACGGCGCGGCGGTGGCGGGCAAATCCTCCGGGATACCGGTCGGCTGGCCTCCAGTATCAGCTATCGAGTGGCCGGTGGCGCCGTCGAGCTGGGCAGCAATGTCGAGTACGCCGGAATGCACCAGTACGGTGCTCGCAAAGGCCAGTATGGCACCCGTCGCGGGCATCCCATTCCGTGGGGCAACGTGCCCCCCCGACCGTTTTTTGGCTACAACGACCAGGACCAATCGGATGTACTGGAACTCATCCAACGCTACATCGACGCCAGCCAGCCACAGTCTTGGTGGAAGCGCTGGCTGGATCGCTTCAGGAGGTGGTTTTGATGGCCGAAATTGATGATGACATGGCCGACCTCATCTACAGTGCGGCTCGCAGTCTGCACCGGCAAGGCGTGGCGGGTGCGCTGGACAAAGCCCGTGCCTTGGTAGCGGATTTACGCCGCGAATTGGACGGGCCGCTGTACATCAAAAAAGCGTTTGCGGAACGCAATGCCGAGATTAAAGCCGCCTACACCGGTCGCAATGCCGGGTTACTGGCCGCGCGCTACAACTTGAGCCGCTCACGCATCGTTAAAATTGCCAATAATCTGCGCTAATCGCGTGAATTGTTCCGTTTTTTAGTAGAAAACGGAATCGTTGCTGACGCAATGTCAGCAGCATGGCCAGTATCGCAAAACCCTTACAAATCTTTCGCGCCGGCTCCCAGACCGATTCCATCGGTCGGACGTTGACGTTTGCCGCGTCGGACCTGGAAGCGACTGCGCGCGCTTACGATCCCCAAAAACACGAAGCCCCCTTGGTGGTCGGTCATCCCGCGACCGATGCGCCGGCCTATGGCTGGGCCGAACGGCTAGCCGTGGACCAAGGCGCCCTTGAGGCGTTGCCCTGCCAGGTCGATCCGCAGTTTGCCGAGATGGTCAATGCGGGCCGCTTCAAACGCATTTCCTCCTCCTTTTGGATGCCTGATGCCCCCGGCAATCCGGTCCCTGGCGTGTATTACCTGCGCCATATCGGGTTCTTAGGCGCCGTCCCGCCGGCCGTGAAAGGACTCCGCACCCCGCAGTTTTCCGGCGATGCCGAAGGCATTGTCACGATTGAATTTTCCACCGTCCCGGAGCCACCCATGGCCGATAACACTGCTGATTTTGCTGCCCGCGAGGCGGCCCTTGCGAAGACTGAGGCCGAGTTAAAAGCCAAAGCCGACGCCCAAACCGCTGAATTTGCCGAGCGGGATCAGTCCCTCAAAGCGCGCGAGGCAGCGATTGCAAAAGTCGAGGCTGAAGCACGGCGCAAAGAGGCGGCCGAGTTTGCCGAGACCCACGTCAAGGCCGGTCGCCTATTGCCACGACAGAAAGCCAGCCTGACGGAGTTGCTGTTAGCGCTGCCTGTCGCGCCGTTGGAATTTGCCGACGACGGCAAAACCATCAAATCCAGCGCGCGTGAGGTGCTGGAACACTTGATTGAGTCCCTGCCGGTCCAGGTAGATTTTGCAGAGCGGAGCGCGGCCGAACCGCGAGGCGCGGACCACAGCGCCCAGTTCAACGCACCCGCCGGCTGGGATGTAGACGCGGATCGGTTGGCGCTGCATCAAAAAGCCACCGCGTTGGCAGCGGCCCAAAAAATCACCTACGCGCAAGCGTTGGCCCAAGTCGCTAACTAAGGAGCACCGTTATGGCTATCGGAAACATTGCCACGCTCTGCCTGCCGGTGCGACTGACCGGCACTGTGGCCGCTCATCGGTTTGTCACCCCCGCTGGCGCTCAGGCGGGCGCGGATGCGGTCACGCTGGGCGTGGCGCGGTTGGCGGGCGTATCGGGCGATCTGATCCCCGTCGATACCGACGGCACCGTCAAGCTGGAAGCGGGCGCGGCCATCACGTTAGGCGCCACTCTCAAAAGCGATGCCTCCGGGCGCGGCATTACCTGGGTCACGTCGGGCGCCAAGGTCGCTATTGCACTGACTGCGGCAACGGCCGCCGGTGATTTTATCGAAGCTCAACTGATCCCGAACGGATAAGCCGCCATGCCACAAATGACCCTCACCCAAACGCGCGTCGTCGATCCCGTATTGACGACCATCGCTCAGGCGATGACCGACACCGCCGGTTTCGTCGGCAAACTGCTGTTTCCGACCGTCTCGGTCAATCAACGGGGCGGCAAAATCATCCAGTTCGGCAAAGAAGCCTACCAGATTTATACCAACCTCCAGCGCGCTCCTGGCACCAACACCAAGCGCGTGCAGTTTGGCTACAGCAGCAGTTCGTACAGCCTGGATGATTACAGCCTCGAAGGGCTGGTCCCGGTCGAATTGCTGCAAGAGGCGCGCGCCGTGCCGGGTATCGATTTGGCGAGCCAAGCGGTGCGGACGGTGCAATCCATCGTCGAAATCAGGCTTGAAAAACAGCAAGCCGACCTTGCGACCAACGCCGCCAACTACGGCGCCAGCAGCAAAGTGACGCTCTCTGGCACCTCGCAATGGTCGGACTACTCCGGTACGTCGGCGCCCTCCAAAGACATCAACATCGGCCGCGAAGCGATCCGCGCCCAGACCGGGCGGTATCCCAATCTGGCTATCATTCCGGCGGCGGTCATGTCGGCGCTGATGCAGCACCCGGCGATTATCGACCGCATCAAGTACACCGGCCGCGACAGCATCACGACCGACATGCTTGCCACGTTGTGGAACATCCCACGGGTTGTGGTAGCACAAGGGGTGTACTACGACGATGCCGGTGTCCAGAAAGACATGTGGGGGAAATCGGTCATCCTGACTTACTCCGAGTTGTCGAGCATCGCCACTGTGGGGCTGCCGAGTTATGGCTACACCTACCGGCTGTCGGGCTATCCCATCGTGGAGCCGCCCTATCTGGAGCGCAACCCGAAATCCTGGATTTATCCGGTCACGGATGTGGTCACGCCGGTACTGACCTCCAGTATCGCCGGCTACATCATCATCAACGCGGTGGCCTAACGGTGGCCTACGCCGAACTGACTGACCTGATTGCCGCCTTCGGTGAGGAGGAAATCCTTGCCTTGGCGGATCGGGATGACGATGGCGTTGCGGATGCGACGGTGATCGCCTCCGCGCAATCGCGCTCACAGAGCCTGATTGATGGCTATTTGGGCGGCCGTTATGGCGTTCCGGTGGTCAGCCCCTATCCCGTGGTCCTTGTTGGCGTCGATGCCGATATCCAACGCTATTTGCTCTATGACAATGAGTCGCCGGATCGGGTGAAAGAGGCGTACCAGTTCGCCATTTCGTGGCTGCGGGACGTGGCTGCCGGTCGGGTGGTTTTGACATTGCCCGCACCAGCGACCGGTACGGCCATCGGGAGCGCGGGATTTCTCGCAGTCGAGCGGCTGTGGTCGCCTGACACCTTGGTGACGTTCTGATGCCCGCGCCCTACGCACTGCCCGAATTGATTCAGGCCCGCCTTGAAGCAGCCGGGATCATTGATCCTGTCAGTGGCAATGCTGTTCCGGTGCTGCATGTGGCTGATTTGGCGGGCGTGCGGGAAGAGGCACAGATTGCCCCTGCTTTTCAGGTCATACCCTACCGCATCGGCCCGAATGATGATGGGGCCGGCGGCAATTTGATTTTACGCGAATCGGCGTTGGTGCTGGCGGTCGTCCGCGTCCCCAATCGCCGCGATGCACAGCAAGAGCGGTTGCGGGCCGGCGAAATGCTGCGGTTAGCGGCGTTGCGGCTGATGGGCTGGCAGCCCTCCGCTGACTACTCGGAACTCATCGCAGAATCGGCGCCCCCCGCCGAACACACGCCCAGTTTTGGTTATTACCCCTTGTTGTTTTCCACCACTTTTGAGGTCTCCTAAATGGCCGCCCTAGTTAATGCGTCTATCGAGTACGAGTCTGGCCAATCGCAGCAGCCGTTTGCAATGATGACCGACTCCAGCGATCACCTGACGTTTTCGTTGAGTACCAAACCGTGGTCGCAGGCGGCAGGGTATGAGTACGTCATCCGCCCTTATGGCTTAGCGACCGGTGGGGAGATCACCCCGGCAGCGGCGGCGGGTAACAATAACGTCGATGTGGCCGCCCTGACCGCGATGATGCCCGGCGCAACAGGCGCCAACGCCACGACCGGCGTTTTGACGGTTGCAGCCGCTACCAATGTTGCCGCCACACGCGGCACCACTAACGGCTATCGGATTACCTCGATCACCATCACTAATGCGGGCGCAATTGCGGCCGTGGCAGGCACCGAGAGTACGGCCTTTTCCGAGACGCGCGGGGCAGCGGGTGGGCCGCCGTTTATTCCGGTGGATTCCATCGAAATTGGCCAGGTGCGCTTGACCAGCACCGTAGCGGCGGTCGTGAGTGCCAGTGAGATTTTCCAGGTGGTCGGCACGCACCAAGAGCGTTCGGATTCCCCTGTCTGGTCGGAAGACCCGATTCGCGGCACGATCACCTTTGCAGCGGCGTTGCCGTTGATTCATACCGGCGGCGTTGCCAAGCGGGTTTATGCGCGGGTTGCAACGCCGATCTTCGCGGTCATCCCCCATGCCCGTAACTGGAAACCGGCCGAAACCAGTAACTCAAGCTCATCGCAGCAATACTACGACGGCGTGATCGGCTCGTTCACCTCATCGCTCTCGCAGGCTGGGTTTGATGCCGCTCTCAATGATGGGATCACGGACACGTTTCAGAAAAAGCGCGGCCTGAATCTCCTATTCCGCTACAGGAGCGATAAGAACAAAACGCCCTATCAAATCACGCAGGGCATCCCCTCGATTCAGCGCACCTTTGCCGCCGGTGCCAATCCGACCGCAACCATTGCGATTTCCGCTCTCCAAGAATCTGTGGATTTTGAAAGCTAATGTTTGATCTCAATGCCTTTCGTGCGGCTTCGCTCTCACCGCGTCAGGCTACGGTGTCCGTGCCTGACCTTCAGCACTTCTTCCCGGATGGTGCGACCGCCGAATGGACGGTTCGCGGCCTGACTGGCGAGGAAATCGCCCGCGCCAACGACTCTAGCGCTCGTTATCAGATCGTTGCGGCCGCCATTGCGGCCCTTGCTGCGAGTTCCGCAGCAAAGGAAGGCCAGGTTGAGGCGATGCAATCGTTACTAGGGTATGGCACCGAAGTACCGGAGGATTTGGCCAAGCGGCTGGATCATCTGGTGTTTGGTTCGGTAACGCCGGTCATTGATCGGGATATTGCCGTGCGCATCTTTTCAGCCTTCCCGATGGTCGGCTACCAGCTCACCAACAAGATTCTTGAACTGACCGGGCTGGGTGCTGATTTGGGAAAAGTGCCGCTCTCTACTGCGTCCCCGGCATCCGTACTGCCCTAATCCTGTGCGACATGAAAAGCCGCTTCCTGTTTGAGGTGCGGCCGGATGTCTTCCCGGAAGGGCGGTTGACCGATGTAGAGATCGCGCTTTGGGCGCGCTTTTTTACCGACAAAGCGGCGGCAAACCAGCATGGCTGACCTGCAATCTGTCATTCGTATTATCTTCTCCGGCGACGACCAACTCTCCGATGTTGCCCAGCGCGGCGCATCGTCGTTATCGGCGCTGGGTAATGTCGCCACCGGGTTGGCTTCTCCGTTTGCCGATCTGGCCAATAAAGTGTTGCTGGTGGATACCGCGATCACAGCGGCGGCGGTAGTTATTGGGACTAAAGCGGCAGGCGAGGCGCGGAAGCTAGAATCATCCCTTGCCGATTTGCAAAAGCAACTGGATGATGGCGAGGGCAGCGCCAATCAGTATGCGAGCGCACTTAATGATATGGCGCTCAAGTACGGCGAAAACAGCACCGTCCTCATCAAGTCTGCCGCTGAATTCAAAGCCGCTGGCTACGATATCGACACGTCCCTTAAGCTCGTAAAAAGCTCGATGGATTTGGCGATTGCCGGTGGCGTAGAAACCGCCAAAGCGACCGAAGTCATGAACCGGGCGTTGGCTGGTTTTCAGATTCCCGCCAGCGAAGCCGCAACGGCAGCCGTCCATATCGGTGACGTACTCAACAAAGCCGCCGACATCACCAAGTCCAATTTCACAGAAATCGCCCACGGCTTCGCCGACTTATCGCCTATCGCCAAAATGACCGGATTGTCATTTGAAGAGACGACGGCGATCTTAACCAAGGTCATCGATGTTTTTGGTTCTGGCTCAGAAGCGGCGAATGCCTTAAAGAGCGGCTTTTTATCGCTGGTTGATCCAAGCAAAGAATCAGCCTCCGCCATGCAGGCGTTGGGCGTCGAATATAAAAATTCTGACGGGACGCTCAAGTCCGTCAAGCAGATTCTCTCGGAAATGGCGCCCGCCTTTTCCAAGGTCGATGAAAGCCAGCGACTCGCGGCCGCGAGCGCCATCTTTGGCAAGGAGCAGGCGGCGAAAATGGTGCAGGTCATGATGACCTATAACGACGCCATGGCGCTGGCAGACCGGCTCAACAAGGAGGCGGGCGGGAGCATTGAACGCGAAGTGGCGATCAAGCTCAAGCTGGCTGAAATCGCCGTCAAGAGCATGGAAGAAGCCTTCCGGCAGCTTTTGCAAAGTCTGGGCACGCAAATCAATACCGTGCCGACCACGAGAGCACTCGGTGAGGTGGCGATTGCGATCCGCGACCTGATCGACTCCGGCGGACTCAAGCCGTTTACCGATTTAATCAATGCCGAAGCCGACAAGATCGCCACCACGCTACACAACATAGCCAAGAATCTGCCCGATGCGTTTGCGCGGGTGGACTTCACGCGCATCCTTGAGGCTATCAAGGATCTTGACGGGGCGCTAGGCGAGGCCTTTGCTGCCTTTTTTGGCAACATCGACCTGAATACAGTCGATGGCTTGGCCACTGCCATCCAAAAAATCGTCGATGTGGGCGAAGTGCTCACCCGCACCACACAAGGCATCGTCGAAGCGTTTAAGCCCTTTTTGTCGGCTGCCGGGCAAGCCGTTGACCAGTTCACCAGCCTGGACAAAGCAAGCCAACTCGACTTTGGCCATTTTATCGGAAGAGCAAAAGCATTGGTGGATGCAGGCGTCGGCATCGGCATGACACTGGTCGTAATTGGGCGTTCCGGGATAGAGATGGGGGCAACCCTTGATGCTGTGTTTGGCACCGCCAAGGTGGGCATCAATGCCTTGCAAGTTGCCTTCGACGTAGCCGCCGGGGTTATCGTCGCTCCCTTTGCCAAGATTGCCGAAGGGTTATTAAAAATTACCGAAGTGGCCGGAACCTCCGATTCCGAAATGGCCGCTGATTTGCGCAACATCATTGCCTTTTTTGATGGCATTGGCGAAAACGCCGCCCGCAACGCTCAGGAACTAAAAGAGGGTTGGGCGCAAGCGACGGGGGAGGCCTCTGAGAAAACCAAGAGGATGACAGAAACGCTGGACCTCTCAGAGGCCGCACTGAAGCGGGTCCAGGAGGGAGTTCAATCTGTCAAGGAAAGTACCAAGGCAGCGACCGGCCCCCTCATGAATTGGTCGGATGGCATGACGCGCAGCGCTGCCAAAACTGACGACGCCAGATCGGCAATGATGAAAGCCAACGACCAGATGATGAACTGGTCAAACGGGCTAGCTGAGGGCGCTAAGCGGGTTATCACCTTCGGCGATGCGACCCAAACCCTCGTGCCAAAACTGGTCGTGGTGCAGGATGCAAACGGCAATCTCATCCGGTCGTTTACCGAGATGAAAGCCGAGATGGGCAAATCCTTGCCGCCTATCCCTTTGCCAGAGGGCGTCACAAAAGCAGTGGGGGTCTTTAAGGAAGGTGGGCTTGAGGCTGGGCGTTACGCCACAGCCGTTAGTGATATTTCCACCGTCTATGGGGGAGCCGGCACCGCATTAATCAAAGCGACTGGGCCGTTCAAGGCGGTAGGGGATACCGCAAAAACCACGGCTGAAAAGATCGACGAAGCGAAGAAAAAGAGCAACGAATTTTTGGAGAAAATGGAGCAGATCGCCTCCAACGAACGCATCAAGACCATGGAGTTTTCGGTCAACCTCAAAGTCGAGAGCCTAAAAGCCGATGCGGAACGGGTTAAGGCTACTTTTGGATCAATTGATAAAACCATCGAGAGTACCGGCGCCTTGCTGGGTAGCCTGTTTGGCAACCTCACATCAGCGACTGACATCCACGACAAGTTAAACATCGAGCGGCAAATCGATTTGGAAAACAAGCGCCGTCAAGAGGCATTGGACATCCAAAAACGGCTAGCAGAAGCTGAGATTCTGCGGGTGGAAGCACAGACGCGCGCACTAGACCGAGGCGATGCACTCCTTAAGATCGACGGCACTGGATTAGAGCCGGAAATCCGGGCCTTTATGTACAAAGTCATTAAGTTGCTGCGCGTTGAGATGAGTTCGCAATTTAGTAACTTTTTGCTCGGTATGGGGGCGACATGATCGCGCTGGCCGCGCCAACGTGTGACCCGAACGGGTATGTGGTACTGCCGACCCGACCGCTCAATCCCTATGACACGGAGCGGCGCGGGACGATTACCGCCACGCTGGATGGTAGCGTATCGGTCTATGACGCCGGCTACTCGATCAGCGATCAGACCCTACGCGCCGAAATCAAACGGCCCGAAAAGGCGCTACTGCTCACGCTGCGGTATCTCATCTCGCACTACGAGCAACTGGTGATTAATTGCGAGACCGGCTGCTATATGGCGGTCGTCTCCATGTCAATGAACCGTGAAACCCTCTCTCTGACCTTCCGGCTCATCCGCCGACTGGATGCCTAAATGGCCATTGTCATAACCCCTTACGATCATCTGTGGAAAGTGCTGACCACAGGCATCGTGGATGCAGATACCGACACATTAAAAGTCGCGCTGGTCACGAGCGGTTATACGCCCAGCATTGCTCACACCCAATGGTCGGATGTGTCCGCCAATGAGGTAGCCAATGGTGCGGGCTATACCACCGGAGGCGCGACGCTGACTGGCGCCACCGTGACCAATGCCAATATCGGGTTCAGCAACGTCGCCTGGACGGCGCTTACGAAAACGTTTCGGTATGCCGTCTGCTATGCCGCCAAAACAGCGGGCGGACTGACCAACCCATTGCTGTTTTACGTGCTGCTGGATTCGACGCCAGCGGACGTGGTGTCCAACGGCAGTAACTACACCATCCAGTGGCACCCGACCGATAAAGTCTTCTATCGGCCCACCTAATGGCTAATCGCCTCATTCTGGCGGGATTCGGTCTTGCCCGAACGCTAGGCCAGCAGGGCAATCGGCCGGTCATCCGCATTTTTGACGATGCCGGCCATGCGCTCGCCTCGATCAAGACGTGGCCTGATCTCTACTACCCTACGGCGCTGGCTGGGGATCGGTCGGGTAATCTGTACGTGGCGCTCTACAGCGATGCCACCCAAACCGCCCTGATTCGCAAATTCAATCGGGATGGTTACTCGCTGGCCACGCCGCTCCATCACAACGGAGCGCGGGTTAATCAGATCCACGTCGATAGTTCCGGCAATGTGTTTTTGACCGGTGCGCCGGTCAATGCCGCAGGGCATCTCTGGGACTATGGCGGCGGGGATCGTTGGCCCCGCACCGGCTATGTGACCACCCGAAAACACGATAGCAGCGGGAATCCGTTATGGACGCTGGACAATGGCATCGGCTCAGGAAGCCCGCTCAGTGCGGCGTTTTGCGTCGATGGCAATGGCGATGTGCTCATCACGCTGGGCGATACCAGCGGCGTTAACAAAGGGATTCGCAAGTACAACGGCGCCACCGGCGCATTGCTCTGGGAGGCGACTTATCCATGGGATAGCTATCCCTGGAGTTTCGCCGCCATTGCAACAGACAGTACCAATGCCGTCTATGCGCTGGGTCGGGCACAAAACGATCAAGAGCGCGCCTATCTCTATAAGTTGAGCAGTAGCGGGACGCTGCTAGCGACCAGTGCCAAACTGACCGGCATCAACGGCGCCACCTACTGCCGATTTGACGCGGGCAATGTGCTGCATCTGCTCAGTGCCTACCATACCACCGTCGATACCACGCTCACGCAACTGGCCGCCGTGGATTTGCCGGACTATTCCGGCGCGGTCGGCCCTGGCACGGTCGATACTGATGGCGCGGTGTACATCGGCTACCCGGCGCCCTCTGGGTTTGTCAGCATCAGCACGACCTACTACCAGTTGATGCGGGTCAACCCGACCACGGGCGCTATGGTGTGGGGGTTTGAAAATTTCGAACCGTGGCCGAAAACGCTGGATGGTTGGTGGGAAGGCTGTACTTGTGTTTCGGTCATTGAGTCCCCCGACTTTCCGGCGCTCCCGCTCCCGCTGGCGCTCGGCATCCCGACCACGGTGGGGGATCGGTACACCCTGGTCTCTGGCCTGCCACTGCCGTTGGCGCTCGGTATCCCGACCGTCATCCGTGATTACGTTGGCACGCTCCCACTCCAGCAGGTGTTTCGGCTGCGACTGTCCGGCGGCACCGGGACGATTGAGTTACCGCTGTCCTCGTTTACCTGTCGCCGGGGACTGGATTATCTATCGGTTAGCATCGTGTGTCCGGGACTGTCGTCGGCACAGCTCACCCAAATCGAGGCGCGTCTGAGTGGGACGCTCAGTATTTTGACAGGGCCGCGTTTTTCGGATGGTCTGGAACAGCTCGATCCCATCCTAAGTGTCCCGATGGGTACGCTACGCTGGGATCAGGGTGCGCGATCTGCTAGCGCGACGCTGGACGGGCGGCTTGATAATCCGCCCTCGCACCCAAAAACCCGCGTGTTGCGGGGGATTAGCTATCGCAATATCCACGATGGCCGCCGCCGGGTGCGCTGTGTCCTTGATACCTACCTGGCGCCAGGCGATACCGCCGATTTGGGTGCGGGTGAAACGCTGCTGGTGGGGGATATAACCTACTCGGTGAGCAAGGACAGCGCGGTAATGGAGATCGCGGAATCCTCATGAGTCTGCATCTAGGTAGCGCGCGAGTTGCGGGCAATGGCAACCAGTCCACCCACAAACGTGAGAGCAACGGAACGGGTGGCTGGGATGTAGACCATGGCGCGACGGTGTATGGGATTGCCGTCGATGCCGCTGGCAATGTGGCCACCGGCGGGGGTATAGCGAGCAGCCAGACCACGCGCTACTACAACAGTAGCGGTCAGTTGCAATGGAGCGCCAATCACGATGCCCAAGTCAATGCCGTGGCGATGGATGCCGCTGGCAATGTCTACACGGCCGGCGTCCTGTCGCCGGCTAGCGTGTCCGTGCATAAATACAGTCCAGCGGGCGTGCCGGATGCCAACTGGGACATAGACGTTAATTTTCGAACGATGCGGGCGATCCACTGCGGGCCAGATGGCAACATCTACATTGCCGGATCGTATGACAGTAGCATCGGCATCAATTGCGCTATGTACGCGCCCAATGGTGATGGCCTTTGGGGGCGGAACCTCAATCCCGCAACCCAAATCAACGCCATCGCGGCCGATGCCGCTGGCAATGTCTATACCGGCGGGGCGCAAACGTCCGCCTTGATGACGACCTACAAATCCACGGCGGCCGGTGCGACCGTGTGGGCGCGCAACCACGGCGCCTCAGTGTTGTGCCTTGCAGTGGATGCGGACGGCAACGTTTATACCGGTGGTGTCCCCTATTTAGGGACCACGACCCGCAAATACGACAGCAGCGGGAACCTGCTCTGGACCGCTAGCCATGGCGGTGCCGTCTATGGCATTGCAATAGACCCGGATGGCAACGTCTACACCACGGGTGAGGTGGCGAGCGGCTCTACCACCCGCAAATACAGTGCGGGCGGAACGCTCATCTGGTCGATCTCGGTTGCCACTACCAGCTATTGCATTGCCCTCGGCATTGATCCGCCGGTGTACGCGCCCGGATTGCCGCTACCGCTGGCGTTGGGGATTCCGACCGCAACCGCCTATCATGAGGTGCCGGGGCTGGCGCTGCGGTTGGCGTTGGGCATCCCGACGGTTTCCGATCCGCCGTTGCCGCCCTTGGGTGATGGCCAATCTGTCTATCGGTGTGTGTTAGGGGCCGGTACCGCTCTGATTGAGTTGCCTATCCAGTCCTTCCAGTGCCGCCGCCGCCGGGGTGAGAGCACCTGGCTGGTCATCATCACGCCAAATCCCAGCGCCGCTACATTGGCTGCCTTGGCGACACCGGGCCGCCCTGTGGTCATTAATGCCGGGTTGCGGCTGCCCGATGGCACTGAGACGCTCGGCGAGATGCTCAAAGCGACCGTGATCGAGTGGGAGGTAGAAGCCACAACGTCCGACCGCCCCCTCCGGCTAACGTGCCGAGTTGCGGCCGTGCTGGAATCGTTGCAAACCCGACCGTTGGAGGGCGTCATCTCGGTCGGCAGTAACGCCGGACGGAAAACGCTGCAAACGGCCGTTATCAATCCCCGACTACGGCCGGGCGATACCGTGACCTGTCCGGCTATGACGTTTGTTGCGCACAGCGTCACCTATGAGGTCGGTACGCGCTGGGCAATGATGACTGTTGAGGCGGCACCCAATGGGTAAGGCGGTCATCCTCGCTAACATCGGAGAGGGTCTGTATAAAGCCAGGCCGCTGCTGGATTGGCGCGAACTGGATGCAGAGGTCGCAGCGCTCGAAGCCGCTCAGGCGACCTATTCCGCGGATTTGATGCGCGCCTATCGCACCCGTGATGGCCTGGTCGAGGATCGCAATATCGCCGAAGCGGCCATGAGCGCCGTTATCCAGCAGTGGAAAGAGGGCCTCATCTCCAAGCTGCAACCCTCACCGCCGCCAATTCCACCGCCACAGCCAAACGACCCGATCACCGGCGACCCCTGGACCGATCCAGCACGGGCACAAGAGGAACCGCTGTTAACGCTGATCAATCAGTATCGCAGCGCACAGGGCAAACCGACGCTCAGTCGAGATAGTAAACTCAATCAGGCTGCCCTCAATCATTTGCGCTGGCAGGGCAGTAGCCAGCGGATGGGCCATACTGGTGCAGCCGGTAGCGATGTGGGGGTGCGGGCACATTGGGCTGCCTATGCCTGGTTGACGGTCGATGAGACCCTCACCTATGGCCAGGGATCACCGGGGGATGCGCTATCCTCCTGGCAGTCCTCCACAGAGGCTCGCGCGCAACTGCTGGGCGCCTATACGGATTGCGGCATTGCCTATCACTACGCCACCCAACACCCAGCTACCCATCTGTGGTGTGTGGTGCTCGGTACGCCATCCCCATTACCGCTCCCAGGGACGCTCGAAGAGCCGAAAAAAGACCCGGCCAAGGAAGCAGCCAAGACGACAGAAGCGGAACTAGAAAAGATTGAGGTGCCGCGCTTGGATAAACTACAGCCGAGCAAACTCGGTGAGGTGGTCCAAAAATACGCCATTGCGGCTCAAAAGCTGATTGCGGCTGAACGGGAATTGACGCGGTTGCAGGCCGAAAAGATCGAGCGGGATCGACGGTTGGCCGCATTGCGAGCGTTCAAAGCGCCCTACGAAACGATTAGCTATGACGTATGGTGCTGCCACTACACCGACAATCTCGCGCCAGGGCAACAGGTGGAAACATTCGAGGTGCCTGGCTTTTGGCGGGATGCGGGCGTTACCAAAACTGCAACGCTCAAAAAAGGCACGCCACAGGCGTACACGGTGAGCTATGTCGAGCGGTCTTGGAACATCGCGCCATCAGGCACCGGCTACCCGCCGCATGGCCAGTTACGCCCAGCGATCACGATGAGCGCCGCGCATCTGCTCCACACGATAGCGTTTGAACCCGCCTCGCTCAAATGGCGGCCGGTCTGTCGCTATGGGACGATTACCGCTATCAATCCCAGTGAGGGCAACCTGTGTACGGTGGCACTCACGCCGGTCAATGCGCGCCTCCTGCGTGGCGAGTACCCCGCACAGCCGCTCAGTTTGATTGAGGTAGGACAGGAGACCATGACCAACGTGCCTATCTCCTACGCGCCCTGCTATCAGTGGGCGTTTGAGGTAGGCGATGAGGTGCTGGTTGTGTTTGCCAATTTTGACCGGACGCGCCCAAAAGTGATTGGCTTTCGCCGCCGGCCGGTCAACTGTCAGGGGCGGGTGAGCTGGAGCCAGCAGGGGTTCTAGCGACAACAAAACCCCCGCCGGAGCGGGATGGTTGCTAGCGATCCTTAAGCGCGATCCTAATTCCCTCACTGACATTGCCATCACCCAGTCGCGCTGCCGTATCCAGGCTCTGCGCGTCCAGGTAGACGTTCAGGCGCCGACCTTCGACCATCTCCGGCGGTCGGCCATGAGTGCCCAGCGCAGCGGCCACTTTGCGGCCATTATCAATGACGCTCATGACGCACCTCCCACAGTCGTCAAGGCTTTGCTGGGCATCACCTGAGAATCCATCAGCGCCTTAAGCCACGCTAGTCCTTTCCCGGTGACCATCGTCTGTTGGTAGGGGATGCTGTACTCCCCTTTGTGTACCAGCACTGGCACGAGCCGGAAGTAGCCCAGATCGTAGTATTTCTGGTAGGGCGTTCCGCTGGCCTGCACAATCTTCCACTCCCGCAAAGAAGCCCATAGCCGCTTGGGGCCTGTCCGCAACAGCTTGGCCGCATCGGAACGATCAAACAGCGCCTCGGAACCGGCGACGTGATCATAGAAATCGGCCTTGGGCTGCATGGTGAGGATGCGGGAATTGAGCAAGGCGCATTCTTCGACTTTGGCAGCCAGTTCCCGAAGGGCGGTGCTGGTCATCGTCGCCAGGTCGAAGGATTGAGGTGGTTCAACCTGCTTGCGGCATTCGGCAAACGCCATCACCAGCCGCTTTTTGAGTTCGACGGCCTGTTCCGTGTTCCTGACCAGCGTCATCAGGAAATAGGTTTGGTCTTCGTTGAGGAGATAGAACTTCTCTTGGGTAGCCCCTACTTCCCGCTTCTTCACTTCCATTTCAAATGGAAGCGAGCCAAGCTGTTCAAATTGTGACGAATACTTATCCACAAGCTGATGAGTTGCTCTAGCTTCAACGCCAAGCTCAGCAGCAACGATACGGGAATCAATACGGGGTTCGCCGTCGATAACGGCAAGGATTAAGTCGTTCATGAACGGACTCCTGTGTGAACTACATGGAATCCGCCACCGACTGGTGATGAGATGGTGGCGGACCGTACAGGGTTATCACCACCGGCCACAGGAACCGGCCTACCCGAAAGTAGCCCTGCACAGCCCGCCATAGACGAACAGGCACAAAAAATGCGCCTGGTATCGCTAATGGCGCTGTCGCGCCTGTGGTTTGCGGGGGTGATAGTCCCGACTCTCGTTTTTTTGCGAGAGCGTAGAAAGCCTACTCCGGGAGGGGATGCGGGTCAAGGGGAGCGTGACGGAATCTAATTCCCCCGAATTCTGGGGAATAGTAGGCGATGGTGCCCCAGCGGGTGCCTGGGATTTTGGTTATACTCAACTCATGCTGACCGACGCCGCCATCAAACGACTCCAACCCAAGCCCGCTGCCTATCGCGTGTTCGAAGGCGGCGAAGTGCCAGGTTTTGGCGTCAAGGTGGAAGTGAGCGGCAAAAAATCATGGTTTCTGCGGTTTCAGTGGGCGGGTAAACGACGCTATCTCTTATTAGGCCACTATCCTCACATCGGCACCGCTGCGGCACGGGACAAAGCGCGGGCGGCGCTGGCTAAAATCGACCAGGGCATTGACCCGGCTATTAACCCAGCCGCCGAACTGGGTAGCCTGGCTGGTCTGTTGACAGCGTGGTTAATCCATCGCAACGACGCAGGCGGGCGGCGCTTGGCGGATACCGAGCGGATGATTCGGGCAAACTGCGGACACCTGCTGGCCAAACCAGCACTTGAGGTAACAGCGTCGGATCTGCGTGCCGCCCTGGCCAAAATCCATCAGCGGGGATCCCGAACACTGGCGAATCGATTAAGGGCGCATCTCCACGCGCTGTTTCGGTACGGCATCCTGCACGATCACGATCCCCGTACCCTGCATCAGTCGGTACGGTTTGGCCTGTCCGCTAACCCGGTAGATGCCATTCCGCGTGATCCATCCGCCGAGCGGGCCGGTGAGCGGGTGCTGAGTTGGTCGGAAATACGGGAACTGTGGGATACCGATAGTCTGTCTTGGCCAGCCCGACATGCCTGTCGGCTGCTGCTCGTGCTCGGTTGTCGCGTCAATGAGATTTGCGGTGCGGCGTGGAGCGAGTTTGATCTAGAGGCCGGGCTGTGGACGCTACCCGCAGCTCGCTCTAAAAATAAGCGGGAGCATCTATTGCCATTGCCACCGCTGGCGCTCTCGCTACTGCGCGAACTGAGAGAGATTTGGCCGGGTGACTGGCTATTTCCGTCGCGTAATAGCCGAACGGCGGATAAACCGTGGACGATTACTGCGCTCTCCCATGCAGTACGCAAGGGCGGCTATAACTGGCAGGGACGGGATTTGCGCCGCACGTTTAAAACACTGACCGGCGCAATTGGGATTGATAAAACGATTCGGGATCGCATCCAAAACCATGCTCAAACGGACGTGTCGAGCAAACACTATGACCGCCATGCCTATCTGCCCGAAAAGCAGCGGGCGCTCGATTTGTGGAGTCGGGAGTTATCCGCCAGGCTCGCGGGCGATAACGTGATCGCGCTCCAATCTAAGCGGCAATCCGCCGATTCTGGCGCTTGCGGCGCTTGAGATAATCCGCGAACTCTCGTGGATCAATCCGCTTAATCCGCTGCCCAATCAGGATAGGCAACGGAAAACCCTCGTGCAAATGGCGGCGAAGCCTTGGCGGTACATCTGCCACGATCCGCTGTCCGCCGCTAATCTCAGCGGCGTATTCGGCTGCTAGCGCCATATCTGACACCAACGAGCGACTACAGCCAAGAACACCTGCGGCGGCATCGTAGTCGAGCAATGGATTGATCACCGCAACGTCTCCTGGCCGCACCGGAGCAATTTGGCAGCCTCTTTGAGGGTGAGGATGTCAGTCATGGCGCATGGCTGGCTCTGCTTTGCAGAGGTGGATTTCGACCTGATTAAAGAGTAGCGGCGCGCATTGCACAACCTCGTGTTGAGCGCATGGGATGACAATATCCCCATTCGCGGTAGCAATCACGACCATGGCGGTCTCTTGGTTTTCTGGCGTGCCGAGCCATATTAATTTGCCGGTTATTTTCACAATCGCATTACCCATCAAATGAGCGTTGCTCAAAGGCATCCCCTTTTAAGTTACGACGCATCGGGTCAGGTTGCTGAAGGGTCATATAGATCCCACATAATCAGGCGACCGCAAAATACATCCGTCTTGTATTGCCCCAAAAACCACTTGTACATATCCTGATAACTCTCGAATCCATCGTCTTGATATAAGTTTTCTGGCGCGGCAATCGATCTCTGTCCGGTGAAAAATGAGGCCCCTTTTGGTCCGATACAAATACTCATCACATAATTAACAATGCCCTCGCCAAGCAGGCGACATTGTTTTGTTCTTAGACCTGTATAGAGCTTGAGATGGTCTCCTTTCCCGATTTGTCGATGGCCTTTGCGCTCTCGTCGAATCGTTTGCCGTTTTTCGCCTGACTCAACCATTTCAGCAAATTGCTGTTTGAAATTAATCAAAAAAACTTTTCTATCGCATAGTACATCTGGTTTAGCGATCATTGCAGCTCGCTCGATTGGCCGGACATGAGCAGGTAGGCCCGCGCCGTTGTCTCTACGTCGATGCAACAATAGGTACAGATCGCAGCGTATTGCCCTTCCTTATGCAGCTTGGGGCAGTCTTGGCCATTGATCACTTGCTTAGGCTGAGGGATGCCTAGCACACGCGCCACAGCGTCTAGCTTCACATAGCGTTCGTCGGCGCATTCGGCGCTGAAATGACGAATCTGGCGCATGGTGTCGAACATCGGCTGATCAGGTTCAGCCAGCGCCACCGGCAATCGCAACCGGTGTCTCAGGAATCCATTTCTGATTTTTCCCGCGTCGAACGAGTAAATATTGTGTCCGACGATGACGGTTTCCGGGGCGATGATGGAATCCAACAGCGTACGCAACGCCATCAACAATCCACGCTCATCGCCGCACGGCATGACTAGCCACCCTGGCACCTCGAAGTTCTCTGCGCTCATTCCGTTCAACAGGATTGCAATCCGGTCCGTTTTCAGCGCCAGACAGAGGATGGGCGCGGCATCGAGGAGCGAGGATTTTTCTACGGCCTGTTCCGCTATTTCCTTTCTCTTTGATTCTACTGTCGATTCTTTCCAGTTCTTCGGTGGTTTCCACCCTTCCATTGCCTCATCGATTGCGCTTTGGGGAGCAAACCCGGTCTCGCAATCGACGACGATGTAATGGGCTGGCTCTAGCATGTGAATTGTTCGCAGATTGAGAGCCGCGACAGACATTAGTAACGCCTCCCGCCGTAGCCACCGCGATTGAATCCGCCACCACCATAACCACCGGAGCGGCCACCCCAACCACCGGAGTTGCCGCCGTTACCGCCCCAGCCGTTACCACCATCCTGATTGCGCGGCTGCCAGGCATCGACGGGATATCCGGCATTGGCTAGCCCTTGGATGGCCGCCAACAGTGCTTGGGGGGATTGGCCGCATTCGGCGGGTAAGTGCAGGTCTACCCGCACTGAGCCGATAGGCGTCTCGATCTTGACCGGGATTGAGATGCCGGTGATGGGCAAGGCAGCGGTTGGGGCTGGTTGCGTCCAACCCCCCGCAGAATTAACAGCTGCCGGTTGCTGCTGCGCTTGAGAGAGCAGCGCCAAGAGCGCTGCTTGCATATCAGGGGTTTGCTCAGACATTGGCTTTCTCCAGGTACGCTGCATTACAGAGGATGCCTCGATGCGCAAACATGACCAGGGCGATGTCATCGCTGTGGTAGCCCATCATCATCCCGACCCGGCCCCGCTCTTGGCGCTGTGCACTTTGTGGCGAGTAGACGCCAAGCGGCGGGTTCCATAGCACCATTTCTCCTGACCGGAAGCGCGCCGGCGCGAGCGGCTTGTATTCACCAAACGACTTGCTCACAACAGTCTCCCAAGGACGAAGCCGAGAATGACCAGCGCCACGCCGACCAGGGCGCGCGCAATTCCGGCGGTTTCGGGGTCGATAAAGTGATCGACCGATGGCGCGTACCCGGCTGGCGTTTGTGGCCCGCGTGTGTCGGGGTGGATGAACTCTTGCACTTCATCAAGGTGCAATAGATCACGCACCAGGTGCGGCGGCTTGTTCTCCGTGCGTTCGATGGCCGCCCTAAGCTTCGGCGTGACGCACGCCGAAGTCACGGGCGATGGTTTTTTGTATCTCATGGGGTTAAGCCCGACCTTGCGGCCGGGCGCTCCGGTTAGGCCGCGACGGCGGCTTGATGGTGTTCGAGGTATAAATCGACGCACTGATTCCACTGCTCAAGCGCTGTCGCAGGGGTCCGGCAGATTGTTAGCGGACACTGTTCCTCTGGAATGGCGGCTTCCACGAACTCGTACACGCCTTTGTCGCACTCCATGGATGCGCACTCGTACTGGTGCTCATTGGGGATAAAGATGATCAGTCTTGGGGCTGACCCGCAAACCGGGCATGGTTTGGCTACCATGGCAAATCCTCCAGGGCGGTCGCCTGAGCACACAGGGCGTTTTCGTAGGCCGATAAATCACTAAGCGCTGCCTTCCGTGCATCCTTCATCGCTTTCTGAAGCGGTCGGCTTGCGCGATGAATCGCCCGCCCAACCATCCGATCTAAGCGGCGGCGTTGCCGCTCTGGTAAAAATTGCGCCGCTACTAAATTTGGGGTACGCTCTAACTCAGCAATGTGCATCTGTTTCTCTCCGATAAGGCCGCCTGGTGTGACAGCACCAGGCGGCTTTTTCATTAGGCCGCTAACCTCAGCCGCTGAGGTTTCTGATGCGTGAATTGTTTTAAGTAGTCCAATACTTCTTCCTTGTAGTGCTGTACGTCCACAAACTCGGTCACGTCTGTTTCCACAAAGTGAGGCCCTTGGTGGCCATCCCCGTTGCAGTCGTACCAGTAGTCGCCCGCCTTGGCGACTTGACGTAACGCCTTGACCGCGTAGACATCCACCCCATCCGGGGCTTCGTCGTAATAGACGCTGGCGTCGTAGGATTGCCCGTTGATTTCTACGGTTGCAAAGTCATAGGTGAGAATCATGCTGTTGCCACCTCTTTCCGCTTGGCGATGGCCAGTTCCCGCCAGAATTCCAAGCAGGCTTTACGTTCCAGTGCGTCCCGCCTGGCTAGCTCCTTCTTGATTTCTTCCACCGCTCGCGCGATCTCTGCCTCTTTGTACTGCTGCATCTCGCTCTCTCCCGAAAAAGCCCGCCCCTTGCGAGGCGGGAAGGTTGGTGTTTGCCCGTCATCCGAGGAGATGGGTGGCGGGTTGAGAGCAATATATTGCGAGTACGCCAAATTGTCAAGCAATATATTGATAAGACATAGCAATAAAAAGCCCTCGCAAGAGAGGGTAAGGTAGAATCGGAAAATTAGCCGATCAGAAGGGGATAAGAGGTGACACCCGAAGAACGCGAATCAAGATTAGAGCCAGAGGAACACCTGTTTATAGAAAAAATCATCGCACTGCTCCGTACTGATCACCAGCGCGAGCTAGAGATACGGGGGGAAAAGCAGGAGGGGATGATAGGGCGATTCAGGCGGTGGGTTAAATCAGTGTTTGTCAGGTCTTAACATCGTTAAAAAAGCATCGGCGGTGTCGTCGAACGCTTTGATTTGCTCATCGGAGATTGGCATGGCCAGCATGGTGGCTTTTGCCATCTCCAGCATCATCAGTGCCTTATCGGCGATGCCTGGCGTATTCCGATGTTGGAGCAAAACCAAGCCTAGCATCGCTTGCATAGCGGTTTGTTGGCCCTGAAGGTGGGCCGCCATCTTTTTTAGATCAGAAAGATCAACAGGTTCGCTCAAGTTCTCTCCAGCATCATAGCTATGACAAGCCCCGCCGTCCGCTGGCGGGGATAGCTGCCACCGCGTTAGTTAGGCGGCAATGCCAGCCGGGCAAGCTGTTCTACCGTGCTGCGCTTCGTTGGTTCGATGGTTGTGTAGGTATTAATCATCCGATTGAATCCGCCGATATCAATCAGGATATCCAGCGGCAACGGCATGGCGACGTGAAATAACTCCAATCCAAACACGCTCGCTACGGCTTCCACGCTGTCTGTGGTGGGATTCGCTTCGGAATCTACGTTCTCGATGTTCGATACCGTCCGCTGACTGACCCCCGCCATTTTTGCGAGCGCCGATTGCGACAACTGCTTGGCGTCTCGTAACGCCTTCATGTTCTTCGCAATGATGAGCCGGCTTGGCTGTGGATTGAGCTTGTGCTTCATGTCAGCAAGCTTATGGAGTTCTTCTAGCAATGAGTTATTTCTTTTTGAGCATTTTATTGATAAATTATGGGCCATGCTAAACACCATCCTTTTAAATGCACGCGCGCGACTGCGGGCGGTGACTAACGTAGCCAAACTGGCGGCGTTTACCCGTATCTCACAAGAGACTGGGCTAACCGTCTCGTGGCTACAGAAATTTGCTGATGGCCGGATTGATAACCCGACCATTACGAGCCTAGACCGGCTAATTGCGTATCTCGATAAGATCGACCGCCCATCCCCATCCCGTCATGCCCAACCCTCCATGGGCCAGGAGGCGGCGGCGTGAACGACTGGCAACGAGTCCGCAGCATGGACGGCTGTCGAGACGCACATCGGTGGGAACCAGGCGTCCGACAGGGGTTTGTGTCCTCGCTTTGCGGGCAGTGGGCGTATTACGCCGACCTGCTCTATCCCGCACAACCGCAGGATATCCGCTGTCCTCAATGCCTGGCGATCCGGCCTGCTGCGAGCAATCCACGCCAGGAGGCAGCATGACCGACTGGCGCATCTCTCCTGGCTCCAACACCGCCCACCTCTGGCGGACATGGGGTTTTTGCGCAACGCCACACTCCCGCAGCCTATGCCACGCAGCAATAGCGCCAACAGCGGAATTGCTCGCTGCGACGCCCGAATCGATCCATTGCAAAACGTGTGCGTCGCTAGAAGCGGCAGCGGATCAATTTTCAGCGGCCCTCACGCAGCGGAGAGCCAAGCCATGACCGAATCCCGCCAATCCCGATATGCCCTGGAGCGCGCCCAACCCGTGCGCTACATCGTCACCGCCGAAACCTTGCAGCACTTCCAGCACCTTGACTGCCCCGCTGGGCCTGGCTACTGGAGCATCGGTGATGGCGATGCCAGTCTCGCGTACTACTGCCCTTACTGCGGTGCGCGACTGGCGCCGCCGGAGGTCACGCCACCCGCCGAATCATCGCCGGGCGTTAGCGACAAGCCGCAGGGGCCTGACTCCGTGGGTTTCCTGCTGGCGTGCCCGGTATGCAGTATCGAGATGGAGGTCGATGCGGTGACCCAGCACGCGCCTCGCTTTCGCCGTTGCCCGCACTGCGCAACGAGACTCTTTGTGAGCAAGGCAGACCACGATCACGATGCCTTTCCATTCCCGATCCTCACTGTCGTGCAGCACGATCTCCATTTTCCCCTTTGGTTCCCTGTCCAGGTTTGATCGCCACATGAAGACCCCTCGTCAATTCCCAGCCTATCGGGCGCTCCGGCGTCACGCCCTGGCGGGGTTGGTGTACTCCACATCAATTGGCGGGATGGGTGTCATGCAGCAAGCCTGCCGCTGGTGGCCCTGTGGCGTGGAAGCCACCCTGGATGATATCAGCGTGCATTTCCCCCCCAGCAAGCCCAAGAAGCCCGCCGATGCGCCAAGCGGTATCACTGAAGCCGATCTCTATTACCACCGCTACTGGAAACTCCCGAAAGAACAGCGCGCAACGATGCCGCTCCCGGAGGCGTGCCATGTCTGAGCCATCAACCTGTTACTGCGTAGACGACGAGCGTCCGGCAACGGTAAAACAGTCCCCACCGACCGAGAGCCGTCATATCCCGATTGTCTGGCTGGTGACGCATGACCTAGAGCGGCGGGCGGCGGAGGGTCGCGTCAAATACGGCACGTTGCTACGGGGATTTAACGGCCGTGATGCGCTCACCGACGCCTATCAAGAAGCGCTCGATCTGGCCATGTATTTGCGCCAGGCGATCTACGAAATTGAGCACCTAACGGCCGAAAACGCCCGACTGAAGGCCGAGATCGCGCAACTGAAAGAGTTGCTCGAAAAACGCACCGTTGATGATTTGAAGTGATTCCCAACCACAACCCATAGGGGTTTAGTCATGTCCGAAGAAGCAGTAGAAGCCGTTGACGTTGTAGCCACTGAAACGCAGGAAACCCCCGACGCCACGGAAATCGGCGAACAGGCCGCCGAAGAGGCGGGTGATCCCGATACCGACGAAGTCGGCACTGAGCCGGAAGCCACCGAGTAACGGAGTAGGCCAACCGATGCGCTCAATCGTCGCGGGCTTCTTGCTTTCTCCCGTGCCGCCCCTTGTGCATCGGGGCCAACCGGACTGCGGGCTGTCCGGGCCGTACTCCTTACGATCAATAAACCCATCGGCAGCCGTGGCCGGTCGTAGCAGCGAAAACGGCGGCATTCCTCCTTTGGATGGTTTGACCCGACCCGGCCGGGTAATGCCGGGACTGAATGCAGCAGGGTGGAGGAGCGGTCACCTCATCGGTCTCATAAGCCGAAGCTCGCTGGTTCGAATCCAGCCCCTGCTACCAATAAAAAACCCGACGCTGGGAAAGAGCGCCGGGCGTATCAACGCAACCTGAGCACGAGATTGCAATGACAGAACTGAGTGTAATTCAACCAGGCGGCGCGCTCACGCTCTTTGATCCGTCTCAGGCAAAAGTCAACGACGCCAAGGCGCAAGCCATTATCGAGTACGCCGCCAAGGTGCGAGATTGGCCACTGCTTCAGCAGGCTATCGAAAAGAAAATCGAGGAACAAACCGAGTTTGTCAGGTGGTGGGATGAAGGGGTTGGGGTGAGGCATGGCCTTAACCACCACTCCATAGACAACGCCGATCCAGGTTCTCTTAGCAAATCCGACGCAGAAGATCTTACTGGCATCAGTCAGCAACAAGTCTCACGTTGGCGCAAGCGATTAAAAGACGCCAAGAAATACGAAACGGAACTGTTCGATACCGCCTACAAGAAGGCGATGGCAGCGACGGCAGAAACGGGCGCGGCGCATGTCGCTAACAACACCGGTAACAACGAGTGGTACACGCCACCGGAGTACATCGAAGCAGCTCGCGCCGCTATGGAGGGCATCGACCTCGATCCCGCATCCAGTGACGTAGCAAACCGCACAGTCAAAGCGGCCCGGCATTTCACCCTACAGGATGATGGCCTCATGCAGCCGTGGGCCGGCCGCGTGTGGCTGAATCCACCTTACTCCGGCGATTTGGTAAGCAAATTCTGTGAAAAGCTCTTGGATGCCTACACGTCGGGCGACGTATGGCAAGCGTGTTTGCTGGTTAATAACGCCACCGAAACGCAATGGTTCCAGTCCCTCCTAAAAAAAGCCACGTCGGTTTGTTTCCCATCGGGGCGAATCCGTTTTTTTAATAAAGCTGGCGAATTAGAAAACTCGCCATTACAAGGGCAAACAGTCCTGTATTTTGGCGGTGAAAAAGAAAAGTTTTCTGCTGCTTTCTCAGGCTTCGGCCCCATCCTGGTAGCGATGCTATGAAAGACCTATACGGCGTAGGGCAAGAGGCTGAACAGGAATTAGCGACCTTTCTAGGTCATCGTGGCTATATGGTTATCCCGATTAGCTCATTCACCAACAATACAGGCGCGAAAATCTCCGCACCGATGCTGGTCGTAGGCGACAGTTACTCAGTTAGCCCAGATTTACTCGCCATAAAAGACGGCAAATCCATGTGGATTGAGGTCAAGCGAAAATCCGTTCCTGCCTATTTCTATAAATGGCATTGCTGGGTCCACGGGGTGGACCGACAAAACATTGAAGCGTATCGCAAAGCGCAAAAGGCATCGGGCCATCCGCTCTTTATTTGCGTACTTGAAGACAAAAGCCCACTCACGCCCGATCTTTATCTGGAATGGCACGAGCGCCGACCCAATGGACCAGAGGCAGAAGATTTGCAAGGCGCAAGACAGTGGCTCTGGATAACGTTAGATGATGCATTGGAGTACGGGAATTTCCTCGTTGGAAATATTGAGATGGTAGGGCCTAGTAATCCTGAAGGTTGCGGATTGTATTGGCCAAGACGGTGTATGCGCCCGTTCGGACAGGCCGCCTAATGCCACGCGCCTTTCGCCTTGTGCCTGACAATCCGAAAGAAATCGACCGACAGGCCGAAATCATCCGCTATTTGCTGGCAGAGCCGAAGGTGAAATTCATTATTCGGGTGAATGGCGGTGGGCGCTTTATCAAAGGCGCGTTTGTGTGGTTTTACAAACTGTTTGTGAAAGGCTACGAACCGCAGCATGGCAAGGGCGTGTCCGATCTCATTGGGCTGTTGCGCGATGGGCGATTTTTTGCCATTGAAGTGAAAAGGCCGGACAGCGAAACCAAGCAAGACCGGGCGGCTTTACAAGCGGCGTTTTTGAAGATAGTGCAAGAATCAGGCGGAGCTTCCGGTATTGCCGAGACGTGGCGAGATGC